GTACTTGCAGGATAACTACAGTGCTATCCTTTCCAGTGATGAAGAAGCAGATGATCTGATTGGTATTGCGTCCAGTGTCGAAGGTCCGTCCTGTGTGGTGGCATCCATCGACAAGGACATGCTCCAACTTCCCTGCTATCACTTCAACTTTAGAACAAACGTCTGGCAGCAGGTCTCAGAGTTTGAGGGCCTGTCTTTTTTCTATGAGCAGATACTCACAGGGGACAGGGCAGACAACATCGTAGGTCTACACAGGGTGGGTCCAGTGAAAGCTAAGAAAATACTCGCTGAGTGTGAAACAGAGGAAGACCTGTGGAATGCTGTGGTCGAAGCCTATGACGGAAACATTGAAAGGGTAGTAGAGAATGCGAGGTTACTGTGGCTAAGAAGAGAAGAGGGTCAACTATGGCAACCCCCACAAGAAGAGCCAGAGCAATCCAAGCAGGGTACAGGTCAGGACTAGAGGAGGATATTGCTGCTGAACTTACAGCGAAGGGTATCTCCTACGAGTACGAGAAGCACAAGATACCGTGGGTTGACCTCAAGCACAGGAAGTACACACCTGACTTCGTTCTATGGAATGGTATCATAGTAGAGACGAAGGGTAGGTTCACCAGTGAAGACAGACGAAAGCATGTAGAAATCAAGAAGCAAAGACCAGAGTTAGATATTCGTTTCGTGTTTTCTAATTCACGTGCTAAACTCTACAAAGGTTCTAAGACTAGCTACGCGGACTGGTGCAAGAGGCAAGGCTTCATGTTCGCAGATAAAACAATACCGGATAAGTGGCTAGAAGAAGAGCTTAACTTGTCCTCTCTCAAAGGAGCAGGTATCAATGGGTAAGACAGCAGTAGTATTCACATGCGCTCATGCGGACCCCAAGGTATCGAACGAACGGTTCGACTGGTTAGGTAAACTTCTCTACGACATTCGTCCTGACTACGTTGTAGACTTAGGGGATGGCGCTGACATGCGTAGCCTTAACTCTTACGATACGACAAGACCTACAGCTATCGTAGCACAGAGCTATGAGGCTGACGTTGTGTGTTACAATGACGCACAGGAACGGATGCGACACCTCTTCAAGAAGCACAAGAGGAAGCGTCCTGCATTCTTTGGCTTCGAGGGGAACCATGAGCACCGCATCAAACTCGCCATATCGAAAGACCCAAGGCTCGAAGGGACAAACTACGGCATCTCCTTCAAGCACCTCAACACAGACCACTGGTTCGATGAGTACCATGAGTACTCTAATTCAGCCCCCGCAATCGCTAATTACAATGGCATCGACTACTCTCATTACATCGCTAGTGGCAATTACGGCAGCGCAATGTCTGGCCTTCACCATGCTTATGGGCTACTCAACAAGCGGTTTCGTTCTTGCACTGTTGGTCACAGTCACAAACGCGATATGTATTTCAAAGATGATGCGGGCAGTAAAGGCGCTATCGGCCTTGTCGCCGGGTGTTTCAAGGGCGCTGCGGAGAGTTGGGCTGGGCAGGCTAACGGCGAGTGGTGGTCGGGTATCATCATCAAGAGAAATATATCCGATGGTGTATACGAACCACAGTTTATCTCAACTGAGACGTTGCGAAGGGAGTATTCATGAAGAGCTTGACAAACATATCTGGTAGAGTATAACTAGGCGTCCCCTATATCCTGTGGTAAGATCATGCAGTTCGAAATAACAATAAACCTCTACGTAGATAGAGACGCAAACTTCCTTGGGTCTGACAGTGACTTCTTCTATGAAGACATTGAGGACTTGTTACGGCAAACCATCTACGATATAGATGACGTTGAGATACTAGACATAGAAGTTCTAAAAGAGAAAGACTGACATGCTTACAGCAGAAGACCTACAAGACCTGCAAGAGGAAACGATAACCCCTCACGCAGCACTAAAGCAGTTCATCAAAAGTTTCGGTGCATCCCTTGACCCCCGGCTATGGGTTAAACTAAACAAGGAAGAACTGAAAGAACTGCAAGCCGAGAAGCCCGGAACTGCTGCCCACCTGAAAGAGTACTGTGACCTTATCTACGTTTTCATTGGACTAGAGTTAACAACCTATGATGGGCTTGGTGCTCTTACTCCAGACGATGAGATAAAGGACATATCAAAGCTGATGGGTAGTGTAGAACGTGCGCTACAAGAAGGTCTCGAAAGGTACGGGGAGTATACTACTGCTGTTGCTTTTACTAGGGTACACAACAGCAACATGTCCAAGCTAGACGAGAACGGTAAACCAATTAAGAGAGAAGACGGGAAGGTTATGAAGGGTCCCAACTACAAGGCACCTGACCTAACTGACCTGCTGGAGAAATAATAATGAACAACTACCTACCTACTGACTACCAAGCCTTCATTCACACCAGCCGTTATGCACGATGGCTGGACGATGAGCAGCGCCGGGAGACATGGCCTGAGACTGTTGAACGCTACATGGATAACGTAGTGGCTAAGCCTCTGAACGATGGGTTGGACTGGGATATCTACGAGGATATCAAACAGGCAATCCTTGGTCTTGAGGTTATGCCTTCCATGCGGGCCATGATGACTGCTGGTCCTGCCCTTGAGCGTGACAATACGGCTGGGTATAACTGTTCGTACCTACCCGTAGATGATCCTAAGAGCTTCGATGAGGCTATGTTTATCTTGCTCTGTGGGACTGGTGTCGGCTTCTCCGTTGAGCGTCAGTTCGTCAACAAACTCCCCGAGGTTCCTCAACTCTTCGACAGTGATACTACCATCGTGGTTAAGGATAGCAAAGAAGGTTGGGCTAAGGCTCTGCGTCAACTGATTGCACTCCTCTACAGCGGTGAGATTCCTAAGTGGGATGTGTCACTTGTACGTCCAGCGGGTGCTAAGCTCAAGACCTTTGGTGGACGTGCCTCTGGTCCTGCACCTCTCGTTGACCTCTTCAACTTTGTTGTCTCTAAGTTTAAGGGCGCACAGGAACGTAAGCTGTCCTCTATCGAATGCCATGACATCATGTGCAAGATCGGGGATGTAGTCGTCGTAGGTGGTGTACGTCGATCCGCTATGATTTCTCTGAGCAATCTCTCTGATGATCGTATGCGTCACGCCAAGTCTGGTGCATGGTGGGAGAACGAACCTCAACGTGCCTTGGCTAACAACTCTGTGGCCTACACTGAGAAGCCTGACGCTGTGTCCTTCATGCGTGAATGGATGGCACTGGTTGAGTCTGGTTCAGGTGAGCGGGGTATCTTCAACAGGAAGGCATCCACTAAACAGGCAGGTAAGAATGGTCGTCGTGCAAAGACTATCCTTGTAACTCTTGAAGACGGGTCTAAAAAAGAGTTTAATGCTAACGAGTTTGTTAACGGCAAACCAGCCTATCTCCTACAAGAAGGTGACGAGTTATGAGTTTGTGGCAGGGTAGAGAACTTAAAAAGGACTACTGTAGGAAATGCCATATTGAACTGATTGAGGGAGTCAACTGGGCTGCGTCACACGCAAGAAGAAAGCAACGTATCTGTAAGTTTTGCAACTCTAAGCAATCTAAAGAGTGGCGAAAACAAAACCCAAACAAGCAACGAGAGTATGCTGAGAAGCGGGGTAAGTGGTGGCTTGAATCTAGGTACGGCATTGACGAGGTTGAGTGGAAGCGCATGTTTGATGCTCAACTTGGTCGGTGTGCCATCTGTGATAGTAAAGACCCTAAGGGAAACCACGGAGTTTTCCATGTAGATCATTGCCATGAAACAGGTAAAGTTCGTGGACTTTTGTGCGACACTTGCAACCGTGGCCTTGGTATGTTCTACGACAACATAAACACCTTGAAGAGTGCAATAGAATATCTGGAGGAACACCATGAAGATCAAGAAGATTGAGGTTATTGACGGAGACTATGTGTATGGCACGAACCCCTGTAGTGAGATTATCCTTCGTCCTTACCAGTTCTGTAACCTGACGGAGGTCGTTGTTCGTGCCACTGACAGTATCGAAGACCTTGAGCGTAAGGTAAAACTTGCTACTGTGCTTGGTACTATTCAGTCAACTCTTACACACTTCCCCTACCTGCGTAAGATTTGGCAGAAGAACACTGAGGCTGAGCGTCTGCTTGGTGTGTCTCTGACTGGTATTATGGACAACCCGCTTCTTACTTTGAAGAATGAAGGATTGGAGAAGACCCTTGAACACCTCCGCTCTGTTGCTGTTGATACTAACGCTCAGTGGGCTGATCGCTTGGGTATCCCTGTTTCAACCGCTGTTACCTGCGTTAAGCCAAGCGGAACGGTTTCTCAGCTTGTGGATTCTGCTAGTGGTATCCACGCTCGCCATAGTCGGTATTACATCCGTACTGTGAGAGGAGACAACAAGGACCCCTTGACACAGTTCATGAAGGCAGAAGGTTTCCCGTATGAACCTTGCGTCATGAAGCCTGATACTACGACTGTGTTCTCCTTCCCTATCAAAGCCCCAGAGAATGCAGTACTGACTGAGGACCTGTCAGCTATCGACCAGTTGAAGATGTGGTTGATGTACCAGCGTCATTGGTGTGAGCATAAGCCCTCTGTTACTATCAACGTGAGAGGGGATGAGTGGCTTACCGTTGGGGCCTTTGTGTACGAACACTTCGATGAGATGAGTGGGGTTTCTTTCCTGCCGTACAACGAACACACGTACCAACAGGCACCGTACCAAGAGTGCGGTAAGTCTGACTACGAGGCTCTCCTTGCTGTCATGCCTTCCGGTATTGACTGGTCTGATCTTAAAGACTACGAGAAGGAAGACAACACGAAGAGCAGCCAGACATTCGCATGTGTAGGCTCTTGTGAAATTGTAGATCTCTCATAAACCACCTGTTGACAACTACACTTTTGTGAGTAACACTAATGGTCGCTGTCCCCACAAGAGTCTTCTAAACTCTCGGCGTTAAATAGTGGGAAGGATGCCAAGGGGTTCGATACCTCCAGCGACCTCCATATAACTTCTGGCCGTGTGGTGGAATCGGTAGACACAAGGGACTTAAAATCCCTCGCCTATGGCATACCAGTTCGAGTCTGGTCACGGCTACCATAAACCTTAACAAAGGGAATCAAATGGCTAAGATTGGCAGTAGTGTTGCTTGGAAGCCTGAACGTAACCACAAGAAAACGTCACAGGCACGGCGTAGTGGAAGCGTTAAGATGTCTTCGATGAACAAGTCTAAGAAGCGTCAACATAAACAGTATAAGGGGCAGGGATAGTGGGTATTATAAGAGTAGACGTAACCGCAGATATTCTTTCTCGTGCTACTAAAAAAGCTGAAGAGATGGGTAAGCTAAACAACAGCATCACATCTGGTCAGGGTAACATTGCGGGTTTTGTAGGGGAAGAAATAGCCCGTCAAATCCTTGGTGGTACAGAAAGAAATACATACGACTACGACCTTGTTACAGCAAACGGTCTGACAGTTGACGTTAAGACTAAGAGAACGACTGTTGCACCGAAGGACTACTACGAGTGCAGTGTTGCCGCCTTTAACACTAAACAGAAGTGCGACTACTACGCTTTTGTTCGTGTCCACAATGATCTAAAGTCTGCTTGGTTTCTAGGTATCTACCCCAAGGCTAAATACTTCGAGGATGCAGCCTTCCTACGCAAGGGTGATGTAGACCCTAGTAATAACTTCACAGTCAAAGCAGACTGTTACAACCTTCCTATTAATCGTTTGATGGAAAGTATCCATGAAGTCCAATGAACCGCCAGTAAAACAAGTAAGAACACGGCGTAAGACTACCTACAAAGGTGCTGCACTTAAAGATACCGTAGAGCTTCTACCTCAGAACACTAGTCAAGAACTCTACATCAGGGCCATAGAGGAGCACGATCAGGTTATAGTGTTAGGTCCTGCTGGTACAGGTAAGACGTACATTGCTGCTACCTTCGCGTCTAACCTGTACATCACGAAAGACATAGACAAGATCATCATCACCAGACCCAACGTAGCTGCTGGTAAGTCTATCGGATACTTTCCCGGTACCTTAGAAGAGAAGATGATGCCTTGGGTTATGCCTGTCCTTGAGGTACTACACTGGCACTTAGGTAAGGGAGCAGTAGAGACAGGTATCAAGAACGGTAACATTGAGATTGCACCATTCGAGACTATGCGAGGGCGATCCTTCCAAGATGCTTTCGTGATCCTAGATGAGGCACAGAATGTTACACCTCATGAAATGAAGATGTTCTTGACTAGGATAGGTAGTAACTGTAAGGTTATCCTTAACGGGGATATCCAACAGTCAGACCTTAACGAGACGAGTGGTCTGTCTAAGGCTATACACATAGCTAAGAAGCACCTGATCCCTGTACCTGTTGTTGAGTTTACTGCTGATGATATTGTACGGTCTGACTTGTGTAAGCAGTGGATCGTAGCATTCATGAAGGAGGGCCTATGAACCCACAAGCAATCGAAGAGAAAGAAGCACTGGAAAGCTACATGATCCCTGACAAAGAAACCTCCCGTTTCAATCGAGTAAATAAACCCTTACACTACAACGTCTCTGGTATTGAATGTATCGAAGCTATCCGTGCTACCCTTGGCCCTAAGGGATTCCAAGCGTACTGCAAGGGCAACGTCATGAAGTACCTTTGGAGGTATGAGTACAAGAATGGTATCGAAGACCTGAGGAAGGCTGAGGTGTACCTTGGCTGGATGATAAAGTCTATAGAGGATAACACCACATGAGAAACCTATACGCCTTCGCCTTAGCATTCATATTGATTATGGCAACACTCTTCGCTGCTACTGAGGTACTGGCCCGTACTGTAGAGGACTGCAAGAAGTTCTTCAATAGTTACATTGGTCCGGTAGTAGACGCTAGGGATAGTGGAGTACCACCTGCCATGATGTTCAACCAGCTAGTTATGGTAGGTGTACCACAGGAACTAGCCAATAACATTATCGGTATGATCTATGTAGTCCACAAGGACAACGACAAAGAGTTCATTGAGAACGACTACATGAACTGGTGCGTACCTGTGTCTGCATCAAATTAAGTGTTGACAGCTATTCCGAAATGGTTTAATATTAAACTACTTGATCCTATGGGGTAACTAATGACTGTTGGTTCCACTAATAACCCACCGCCTGTAAGAAAGAAACGCGGAAGACCTATTTCAAAGCACACACCTGCCGAGAAGAAGCAGATGTCTTTGGAACAGGAGGCCCGTGAGTTCTTCAATAAGAAACTACAGGAAGACCCAGTACCCGGTGATCCTAATTGGCTCAACTTCTACGCAGGGTCTGCTCTGTCTGGACTACTAGCCTCTGGCATGTACGGTAGACCAGAAGAGATTGTAGAAGAAGCCTTTAGGTACGCAGAGATTATGGTCCGTAGGATCAAGGGATAATCCTTATAAAACCCAAAAGACTAAACCCCCCGGTGTGTGGATTGGCTCCGGGGGGTTTTCTTTTAGTCTTCTATGTTGCCTAGTTCCTCTAGGATAGCGTACTTCCTAGTAATCTCTGTGTCTATGTCCCCTGTCTCAAGAACAAACTCAGCAGGGTCAGAGAACTTACCCCTTGACACACGCCTTGTAGCCTCAGCTACCTTAGACTTATTTCCTACCTTAGATGTTTCGATAAAGAAAAAGTTACGGACGTACCCAAAGGCTTGTCTTCTAATTTGTGGTTCAGGTGATTTAAGCATAGACTCAAAGGTATCTTCTACTGCTGTCTGCACCACTGTGGAGTAATCACGTATAAAGTCTTTGAGTGCTTCTCTCTTTTCTCTTGGCTCAGTAAGTTGTTCGTATGTTCTACCTGAGAACTTATCAATCTTACCTGTCTTAGCCCAAATCTTAAACTCATCATTCAAAGACCTAGAGCCAGTGAGACTGTTACCCTTAGCTAGACTTGCGGTAACCCACCAGTCAACAGCAGGGTTAGCAATTCTTTTCTTTACCCTGTACTCCTTGAGGTCAAGGTCTCTCGCTTCTCTTTGAAGAGTTGTAGTAGGAGCCTCTTGCTTGAACCCCATCTGTCGTCTAATAGGATTAAAGCTATTCACAGGATACGGATTAAAGATGCTGTACTGGGGCAAGTCGTACCCATCAGACATACTCTGGTTGGATGCCAGCTTGAAAGACTGAAGGTCAGGGGCAAACCTAACTGCCTGATTAAGTAAGGTCTCATTTTTCAGGATATCACCAAAGAAGTTTCTCTCAGGCAACTGTTCGTACATACTCCCACGAAGGATAGGTCTTGTGTAAGGAGTTGGTGCAGCCTTCGGGTCAATCTGTCCGTACAAGTCACGGGCAACAGCAGCAGGGTACGTGAAGGTAGACAGGAAGTTACCAGCACTCTTAGCGAAAGCATCCGCAGTTGTAGGAGACGGGTTATCCGCATAACTCAGCAGGTCACCTATCGCACCACCTTGGAAACCAAGCTCAGTCATACCAACAGTAATATCTCCGATTTCTTTTACTGTATCCAAGAAAGGTTTGTCGAGAGTTTCCCCTTCTGCTATGCGTGCCATTGCGACACCCAAGTAAGTACTTGCAATGAATGGACCAAACGACCTCTTCAAGTCTACTCCACCCTCTGCTTCACCAGTTAGGAACTGGTCGTAGGTAGGCAAGTACCCAGCCTTGTGGAGTTGAGCACCAAGGAATACACCAGACATACCAGTGATAAATCTAGCAACCCTGTCTTCGTACTCTTTCAGAGGATCGTCAATAAGCTTTCTGCCTGCTCCACCTAAACCCATCGCATTTAGTGTCTTGCCCATTGTATCCCCAGCAAGAGCAAGACCTGTGTAGTCACCAATGTACTCTAGGTGGTTTGCTACGTATCTAGGGAAAGGAACACCTATGCCTTGTGACATAAGGAAAGGAACCTTACGGTGTATCTTCTCTACAGCAGCAGCGGTTTGTCCGAAAGGTGTCTTGTCCCCGTAGTAGGTTCTTTGCATAGTCAAACGGCGAGTGTCATCAACAGCCTTGTTAACTAAGTCTTCCCCAATCTCCTCAAGGGACGTTCCTCTCTTCAAGAAGTCTGTAACATTTCCGTACTTAGTTCCGCCTTGCAGAGCAGCATCCCTCATACGCCTATCCAACATAGCGTAAAATATACTCTTCTTGTAAGCTGCATCAGTGATAGAGTTAAAGAAGTTAGCCTTACGTGCTGTACGGACAAGCATAGACGACTCGCCAGCAGTCACTTCGTCTGCACGAATAACATCATAGAAAGTCCTCTTGTACTCAAGTGGCATATCCTTCGCAAGGAATGTCTGCAAGAGTTCAGCCTCATCCTTACTAGCGGTAAAACCTCTAAGGACACCGATAGAAGACCTAAGGGAGTTTCCTGCTCCTCTTAAATCACCTTTGAGAATAGTCCGGTAGAATGCTTTAGCTAACTGGTCAGAGGTGTCTGCTGCAATAGTCAAACCAGTACCAGCAATGTTGGCGGCAGTAGTCCCTAGCTGAGATGTCATGAAGGCAATACTCGCCCGGTCAGCCTCTCTAAAGAACCACAGACCTTTATCAAGAAGACCAGTAGCACTTCCATCTTTTACAGCAGCAGCTATGTCTTCTAGGACTTGCTCGTTAGGCATACTTACACCACGATTAGCCAGTCCTTTCACATCCCGCAGTACCTGTTTAATGTTGCTGGCTGTTTGCAAGACCTTACCTGCTTCAGATATCTCAGAGATAAAGATCGCACTCATAGCATCGTTAGACAGGTTATACTTCTTCTTAATTTCGTCTAGCTTCTTAGTCGTTATCAAACCACTTTCGATACCCCTACTTACAGCAGACGTAATTCTTTCTTTTGGTTTTATTTTTACCTGATCTGCAATATCAATGGTAGCAGCAGCGATACCACGAAGAGTATCCAAGGAAAGACCTCTGTCAGACAGGGCAGGATTGTAGTCCCCCGCTGTAAGAACGTACCTCCTCAGTGTATCCCCTTTGATAACAGCATTCGGGTCAAGGGCATCAAGTACTGCGCCAGCCCGAGTAAGACCAATCTCCTGATACTTTTTGCTTGCCTTACTCTGGGTCAAGGTTGAGGTAGCATTCTTTCGTGCTTTCCTTGCAGCCTTCTCTTCTCTCTTAATTGCCTCGAAAAATGTCTCGAATGCTTGGTTTCTTTTGTATGCAGAGAAGGCACCAGCAGCACCACCAAGACCACCGCCAAGAGTAGCCGAAACAAGAGCACCCGTCAGGACATCTCCTTTAGTGTACTCGAAGTCTTCGATAGTGGCTTCTCTTGTCTCTAGTGCAGCAGCAGACATACCCGCACCCACTGCCCCTTCGAATGCCGCACTAAGAGCTGCTGACTTAGCTGCTTCTTTTCCGACACTTCCAGTGAGTACCCTCTGGGCTTGTCTCTTAGCTACGACACCCTCTGGCATACCACCCAGAGTTCCTGCTGTAATCTTCTGTCTGACTTTTTGTTCTGCCAGTTCCCTGCCAGCCTGTGCAGTAGCAGCTTTCCTAACAGATTTCTTTGATACTTGTTTGAGAAGTTCGTTACGAACCGCAAGCTGAGCAGCCGCAGTAGCTCCACGGCCTGCAAGCTTAGAGCCTACACCAAACCCAAGTGTACCAACAGTTACCGCAGTAGATGGTGACGTAGCGAAAGCAGAGGCATAGTCCCAGACACCCTCAGCAATACCTGTTCCACCTCCATCAGAAGCATCAAAAGCCTCCATCAAGCTACCGAAGGCTTGCTTAAATTCTTCTGGGTTATTTTCATCTCTAGCAGAGCTAAGGTCACGTACTGCACTGAACTCGTTTGTGCTTTGATACCTCATGTGTCGAACGAAATCATTAGCGAGACCCTCAAAGCCACGCTCTTTCATTTCCTCAGGTGTCATGGAGTATATCGGGCCGCTAAAGAATCTAACTAAGTCTTTCTTAAATTCTTTTTCTTCAAGCAAGTCCATAAACTTCTTGCCCGATACCTTATCTAAATAGTCAGACATAGTTAACCTCAGCGCAGGTTCAAGTTGTAATTATAGAGAATATCTTCGTCTGTCTCTCCTTCGGTAGGAGTTCCTGTCGGTGTCCCTACGGTCGCCTCTGGTATGGCTGCGGGAACCTTAGGTTTAGGTTCAAGAGCATTGTTAACAGGAATTGTGACACCAGTGTAAGGAAGGCCGTAAGCTTGGTACAGGCTCGGTTTGTCAAGCTTAGCTGCTCTACCTAAGAAGGTATTGATAGTAGACCTCTTAATAGTCTCAAGGTCAGTCGTAGCAGAAGGACTCATCGCTTGGTCTAGAACATCATTATAGATTCTATTAGCGAGTTGTAGAACACTGTTATCATCACCCTCATAGTTAGCAGTCCCAGACATAGCATCAAACTTAACCTTTCCGGGGTCAACTTGGTCAGCTACTGTTTGGAGGATAATACTACGAAGGCGAGCATCCTCAGTATCCTTCAAGCTTCTAACACCAGACACGTTGAGAGGAATACCCTCAAGACCAGACGTAGCCTCCTCAAACTCAGGGCGAACCTCCATAGCTCTTCTCTGCCGCTGTCTTACCTCTTTTGCGATATCCATAGGAGTATCACTCTCAAGAACCTGACGGATAGCCACGATACCTTCAAGGTTAGCTGGGTCGTTCATATCACCATACCGGACGCCTGCCACGAGGCTATCCCCTATCTTCGTGATATCTGCACCCTTCTCCTCAGCGTAACTCTTAACGTACTCATCAATCTGTCTTACCGCAGAAGGATTAAACCTACCGTCCTTCTTAGCTTCAATAATACTCGACAGAACCTCTTCACCTTTACCGGCAGAAGTAAGGATAGCAATAGTCGCGTTACTAAATCCGCTGGTCTTCAAGTCCTTCTGTATTTTCTTCTGCTCTACAAGAAACTCATTCTTTTTGGCTTCGTACTCAAGGAGGTGAGGGATGAGTACATTCCTTTGGTCAGCGATAAGCTTCTGCATGAACATCTCTCGACGCTCAGCACGGTCAGCCTCTTGCTCCCGGAAACGATCATTACGCTCCCG